TCAGTCATTACGCTTGTCCTCCCCCGCCTTACCGAAACGGGCCACAGTGGTGGTTTCCACGGATTTCTTTGCCATGTAATCTTCGAGCTTCTTCTTGGTAAAGTCGAACACAAGCTGTACGATCCAATCCAGCGTCCGCTCATTGATTGCCCAGTCCAGCCAGTCCGGGGTGTAGCCGCGCAGCACCGCGATAACGTGCGCTTTCTTCTCTGCGCCTGCACCCGCGCCGAACTTTTCTTCCGCGTTGACGATCCACTTGTATACAGTCTTTGCGACCACAAGGCCGTAACCCAGACGTACCGCCGCCAGCGCCGTGACCACAAGGCCGACCACCATAAAGATGCAGGCCAGCCACTCAGGGAATGCCATCAGAAAAACTTTCAGAATGTTCTCCATACTGTTTTCCTCCTACTTTCAGCTTACCCACCGGCTCTTTGCCGCGCGGGTGTCGATATGTACCCAGCCGTGAGTACGGTCGGCGTGTCCTTCCTTCGGGTAGCGGCCAATGCCGCCGCGGTTCGGCAGCAGGGTCTCGGCATATGCCGCGATCTGCTCCACCGTCACGCCGGAAATCCAGATGTCAGCAGCCTTGCCGTAAAGATGTTGAGAGAACTTCGCAGCATTCTTGATCGTGGCATTCTTGCTGGCCGTTCTGAAACCGCTGGTGATGTTCACCGGCTTCCCGAAGTGATTGCGGATTTTCTGAAGGATTTCCACCAGCTCCGAATCAATAAAGATCGGGTCGGTGTTATCCGAACAGCGGAACTCCCGCACCTTGAAGGACGGAGAGAGATTCTTCTCGCCGTCCTTCGCCCACGAATACGCGTTAATCGCCATTGTCGTTTTCTCCTTTCTGGCTCAATGCCATTTTGCAGCCGCTCGACCCACACTCAGCCACCAGCACGGCAAATTCGCCGCGCTCTGCGGTCGTGTCCACACCACTGGTTTCTAGCCGGGTCAACAGCTTCTCACACAGCTCAGGCCACGTCATAGTCGTCACCGGTGATGCGCTTGTAATCCTCGGCGGTGATTTCGCCCTTGTTTACGCGCCCGGCCAGAACTTTCTTCACGCCTGCACGGCGGGATGCGGGCATCTCTGCCCAAGTCTTAGTGCCTGCAATCAGGCGGTTTGCCCAGATAATGTTCATGGTGATACCTCCTTATTCCTTATTCAGCGCTGCGTCCAGCTCACACAGCGCGGTTTCGATGTCGGCCAAACGCTTCTCGTTGGCTGCGTCCTGTTCGCACATTGCGTCCTCGACCTCGGCCACGCGGTCAGGCAGGCCGTCTTTCTCGGCCTGCTTCTTGGCTTCGGCCAACTTCTCTGCCAGCGTGGGCAGATTGTCCTTTTTCCACTGAATCATGGTGACTGTCCTCCTTACTGGAATGCGCCGGAGACGGCTTCGATGTAGCCGCCAGTGCCGGATGCACCGCGGCTAACGCTGACGCGGAAGTTGAATGCCGCGCCAGCCGTGGCAGTCTTGTTCTCAAAGACGATGTTCACGCCTTTCTGCACCTCAGTGGTGGCATCCTGCCAGACCGGGGCCGCGTCCTTGGCGTTGTTCGTGACCTCTGCCTTGAACACAGCATCATCGGGAATGCTGCCCGTCACCTGAAGCACGGCAACGGTGATGTCGCCCTCCACGGTCAGAGGTTCGGCCAGCGTCACACTTGCGGCGTGGACGGTCTTGGTGAAGGTTGCGGACGCGCTGGTGGTCTCCTTGCCGTCGCTCACCTCAACCGTCAGGGTGTGGCTGCCATTCAGGACGCGCTGGAACCCTGCGGCATCGGCGGCCTGCTCAAAGGTCATGGTCGTGCCGCTGGCAACGCCGGTGCGGGTCTTGGTGGTCTTACCGTCCAGCTTTTCGGTGACAGTCAGCGTGTCGCCGTCAGCATCGGTGACGGTGTACTTCCACGCAAAGGCCGCGTTTTTCTGCCCCAGAGCTGCGCCGTCCGTGGTAACGGTAGGTGCAGTGTTGACACTGACCGTGCCGTCGTCAGAGACCACGAGTGTAGAGGGAAGAATGAAAGCGGGGCGAACACCGCAGGTGTTGTTGTAGTACCAGTTGCCGTTGGAACCATCAGACTTGACGTACCAGACGTAGTTGCTGTTGTAGGTGTTCGGAGAGCGCAGCCACCATCCGGCAGCGGAGCTGCCGTTGTATGCGATACGCTTGCTGTTACCGCCGGAGCTGTTGCCAAAGTACGCCAGCCGAACACCATCCTTGTGGAAATAGCTGCTGTCGCTGGTCGTCCAGCCAACCTCATAACCAGACAGCAGGAATACTTTCGTGCTCAGGCCATTGGAGCCGGTGGCAAG